CCCCCCTCGGAACCAAGAGCCCGGAGGAGGGTGCCGAGTATGCAGATCGGATTCTGGCCGCTGCCATGGCGGCAGAGCACTTCGTGTATAACGGCTACGTGGTGGACTATGAGGGAGGTGATCAGTGATGCGTGGATTCCGTACGGAGATGTGCGTGGACAGCCAGCTTTGGCACGAGGACAGCTTCGAGCTGAACGGCTCTGAGATTCGGTGGCAGGCCAAGGTCTGCGAGAAGCACAGCGAGTTTGGTATCGACGGCGGCAGGATTCTGAAGCTCTGGGTCAGTCAACTGCCGCCGGGTGATGCGCGTTACTGGCAGGAGGTTGCTTCTTATGACCGTGGGTGGTGTACCCGACCGCTCACCCCGGAAGCGAAAACCGCAGTTGAATATGTTGTTGATATGTTCCGGTGAATTACCCCAAAGAGAAACGCCCTGAAGGTGCATTCCTTCAGGGCGTTTTCGCTGTTTATTTATCGGACTTTCTCGATCTCGCCGGTCTCGATGTTCACAAAATATTCGGCCAGCACGGTTCCGCTGCCCAGCATCTTTGCGTCGTGCTCTTCCTTGGCAACGTACTCCTGCACGGTTACGTCCAGGTCGCCGCCCATCACCATGATCCTGGTGGTCGTGTTGTAGTTGAAGTTGACGATGAAGTGAATCTCGCTGTCGTCCGTGAAATATTGCTTGTAGTAGTCCAGGGCATACTCGCTCATGTCGATGTTCTCTGCGATCAGCGAAATGCGCCAGTTCCCGGTGGTATCATTCCGGACTTTATCCGATCTAAAGCTGATACCATCCAGCGGCGAGGATTCTGCGCTGGCGGGTTCTGCCTCTGGTGCGGTGCTCTCGGCCACGGAGCTGGCCGGGGCGCTGGATGCCACGCTGCTTGCAGTGCTGGAAGCGCTGCTGCCACAGGCGGTCAAGCTGACGGCCAGCGCGAGCAGGACGATGCCTGCCCGGATACGGTTCTTGGTTTTCATAGGGTGAGACCTCCTTTATTCTGGCCTGAAGTATAACACGGCCTTTTCAGAAAGTCCAGCACGGCTCATTTTCGCGCCTGGGCTGCTGCGCTGGAGGCCTCGCTGCGGCCAAAACCGGGCACGCTCTCTCGCAGCTGGTACTGGCGCAGCCCCGTCTGGCCGAGGAAATCGTTTAGCTTTGCACGAGAGGCCGCCAGCTTTGCCGCTGCGGCCTTTTCTGCGTCCTTCTGGCCGCTTTCCTTGGCTACGAGAAAGGCCCGCTTGTCGGCCCTGATCTGGCGTTCCTGGGCACGCTGCATCTGGGTTGCTTTGTACCGTCCGATCTCCTTGCCGTTGTAGGTTACAGTAGCTGCATTGATCGCGGCCAGCCTCTCGGGTGTGTAGCTTCGCACACTTGCGCCCTCCCAGTACATGCTCCAGTTGTGAGAGCAGTTGGCCCCCATAAAGCCGCGCACGTCTCCGTAGCCGATGTCGTCCAGTGAGAGGTAGCCGTGCTTGCCGCTCCGGCTGACAATCTGGCCCTGCCACCAGCTGTGGTTTGTCAGGTTCTGTCCGCCGTCACCGGTGCGCGCACCGACGTGGGCATCCAGTTCCATCAGGTCGCACTCCAACTGATCCGCGTTAAAGCGCGTGATCTCACCGGCGGTCTGGTTGATGCCGGTGCGGGTGGCCCGAAGAACCACCACGTCCAGACTGTCCACGTGGCCGCTGGGATAGGTGATGGCCCCCACGCCCTTGGCCGCCAGCTCGTTGAGCGCCCGCCTGGCAGAATCGTCCGAGCTGAACGCTCCGCTGACGGCATCGGCGTGGGCCATGTCGAGGTAATACGCCAGCTGCCGCTGGGTGGTCTCCACCATGTTCTGGTTGCCCATCACGGCCCGGGTCTGGGTCAGATTGTACAGGGTGTTCATGGTGCGCCGGTAGCCACTCTGGACGATCTGCTGGGCCTCTTCGCTCTCGCCAAGAGGGGCCAGAGAGCGGCCCGCTGCGGCTGCATCCTGCACGTCGATGCCGTAGGCTTGTTTCATTGCCTGGGCAAACACAGCGGCCTCCTGGGGCCCCAGCTGCCGTACGATGGCCTGCATCTGTTGGAGGAGGTACGCACGGCTGGCCCCCAGCGCCTGGGCGCGGTAGCTTTGCCACTGTGCGGTGGCCGTAACGCTGCCGGTCTTGACGATCCGGCGCACCATGTCACGCAGGATGCGCTCGCTCAGCTCGTTCCACGGTGCTGCCATGAGCCCGGCATAGCCGTTGACCTCGTCCGGTGTCAGCATGGGCGCACCTCATGCCTGCCGCCTGTCTGGGTCACCGTGAAGCCCAGAAGCTCTGCGGTGTACACCGCCTCGTGATACTGACCCCACACGGCGGGGTCTCGCAAAATGCGGGCGTTGGCTGCCAGAAAATCCAGCCGGTCAGCAGCCTGCGCCATCCGCTCGGCCTGCAGAGCCTTATTGGTTTTAGCCGTCGCCATTGTCCAGCACTCCCTTCAAGATATCCGCAGCCCCGGCCTCCTGCTGAATGGCCTGCACTGCCTGTGTAGCGGTCTCCTCGTCTTCACCAAAGAAGTGCATCCGGTACTCTGCCTTGCTGCGGAGACCCATGCTGACCTCCTGCTGCCACTGGGCCATCTCGGTGAGCCGGTCGAGGATGATGCTGTCATCCCACTTGAAAGCGATGTTCAGCTTGCCCTTGCCCGGCGCTCCGGGGATGTGGTCGGCCCAATAGTCCAGGGCATTGATCAGCCCTCGCAGCGCGTCCTCCAGTGCTGCCTGAAGGTCGGACACCGTGGCGTACAGTTTCTGCTTGCTGTTGACGATCTCGGTGGCGGTCTTTTCTACGTCCGCTACCTGCGAGATCACACCAAAGCTCAGGCCTGCATGGCTTTCCACGTTGCGCAGATACTGGTTCAGACCGGTCAGGTAGCTGCCGTCCCGCAGGGCGGGGGAGAATACCTGGTAGAACGGGGCGTTGTCGGTGATACCGGTGTTGACGTTAATGCCATGGAACAGCCGCTCTCTGTGGTGGGGCGCGGTGCGGTCGATGGCTTCCGGCGGCACGCCGTACTCCCTGAGCGCCTGTGCTTTTGAGAGCTGCTGCCCGGCGGCGCTGGGCTTGAGGAACTTCTCGTCGGTGTCCACGGCCAGTTCGCCGCCCTCGTACTCCCAGTCCAGCCGGGTGTACTGCTCGTCGGCATCAATGATCTGCCTGCGGGCGGGCTCGAACATAGCAGCCCCCAGCTCACTGTCGGGGTCAACGCTGTTGACGATAGGGGTCACGAAATAGCCCACGGGCAGCGTCTCCTGCCCGGTCAGATAGGCTACGGGCTCGATCTCGTCCCACTCCGGGCGGATGCTCAGATCCTCCGGGCTGCCGAGGCTGTCCTGAGTCGCGCTGCGGAAGGCGAGGTTTACCACCTTGATGCAGGGAAACTGTGTAGGTGCTGCGAGGTCATAGTCCTCCAGCTGCGCCAGCTCGGCATCTCGCAGATCCTGTCGGCGCTCCAGAACGTGCATCCACTCCAAACGGTGGTAGTAGCTGTCGTCCTCCTGGATGGTGTCGATGAACACGCCCTCGGTCAAACTGCCCTCGACATCGTGGGCGACCGGGAAGTACTGGGTTGCATTTGCAAAAGAGATGCCCAGCTTGCTGCCGCTCTGGTAGGGTTTCCAGATGCCGCTGCCCAGGGCCAGCGCCACCGTAAAAATGCGCCGTTTGCGGGGCGTGAGCACCCGCTGCAGCTGGGTGTTGATCCAATCCGCGCGGTCGCTGCCCTCCACTGTGGCCTCCAGCTCGAGAGTCGTCAGCCGTGCCAGCTCGGAGCAAATCAGCGCGGGCAGGTCGAGGGTCAGGGTCTCCGGGTTCTTGTCCAGCGGCAGGCCGTTGATGGCTGCGTCGTACCAATCCTCGATAGCACTCAATATCTGCGTGGTTTATCATGCGTTTTGAACACCTCTCTTTTGCCAGACGGGCTCCATGGCGTAGCGTGTCATATCGATGCTGTGGTTCGCTGCATCAACATACCCCGGCATCACGTCACCGGTCTTTTTGTCGATGGCATACTCATACTCGGAAAACTCCCGGGCCGTCCACGGACAGCGCTGGGGGTCAATGACGATCTTTGCGCGGCTTTGCAGCCACTTCATGCCGTCGGTGACGGACGTGCCGCCGTGTGCTGCGTACTTCCGGCAGCCCCGCAACCGGTCAAAGCCCAGATCGCGCAGTGTAGCGATTGAGCGATTGGCTGCACTGTCGCCGATGATCTCGTCGTGCAGGTGTCGGCGCAGGGCCTCGGCCAGTTGGGCATCGGTCTCCTTCTGTGCCCTGTGCTCCTCGAAGATGTACAGGGTCTGCTGGGCGTGCTGATAGGCCATGCCGCCGAAGTGGTTCGGGTCGGGATACCAGCCGAAGTCCAGGCCGTAGTAGCGGCGGTCGAAGCCCGCGATCTCCTCGCTGGTGATGGGCCGCAGCTCCAGATTCTCAAACACGGCAGTGCCGCAGCCCACGACCTCGCCCAGATACTCGTGGGCGTAAGCCACCGGGTCGCGCTGCTTCAGGGTCTCTGCGTCATCGTAGAAGCGGGGGCCCAGCCACTCGGGCGGGGTGGTCAGGTAGGTGGTGTGATGCCGGAACTGCTTTGGCTTTGCCTCCCGCTTGTACCGGTTGACCCAATGCCGCGCCATGGCGGGCGAGTTGAAGGTCTTGAAGGAAAAGCTGAAGGGGCCACCACGGAATACCGACTGCTCTACGTTTCGTATCTCTTCGGGCCCATCGTACTGGTCGAACTCCTCAAAGTGCATCACACCAAAATAACCAAACGGGACAGCGATGGATTTCAACTTGCCGGGGTCGTCCAGACCGTAGAACTGGATGGTCTGCCCGGTGGGAACATAGGTCAGAGTGTACGGCTTCTTGGTCTGCTTCCAGAGATGCCGGATGCCCATCCGGTCAATCACGCGGTTGTACTCCGGCCAGACGCTGGTGGCAATGGTGTTGCCGACCTTGCGCAGGACGACCGCGTGGATGTTCGGCACCCGCATGACGAGCAACACCACCTCGGTGGCTGCAAAGGTGGACTTCAAGCTGCCGCGTCCACCATCGCCCAGATACTCGTTATACTCACCTGACCAGATGGCGGTGTGGGCGGCGTAGTATTCAGGGATGATCAGGCTGCTGAGTCTCAGCTGCTGTTTGAGCAGGTTTGGGGGCTGCCGTCTTTGGTATGTCATCCACGAACACCACCTTTCCATCGTAGCCGCGCAGCTCTGGGTGCTCGCTCCAGTGCTCGGGGTCACGGTTTTTCAAAAAGAAACACATTGCGCCTAGGTCTCCGCTCTGGGCTTTCTTGAAAAGAGCGTTCTCCACGCTGGCCAGCGCGGCCTCTGCGCCTATGCTGATCGCCTGCTTGATGCGCTGGTCTTGGGTGCACCAGCGCCGGAAAGTGCGCACCGGCACGCCGATCTGCTCGCAGATCTCCGCCTGCGTCAGGCCGTGCATTGCCAGCCGCTGCAGGCGCAGCAGCCCGCTGGGGCTGTTCCATTTTCCGATTTGGGATTCTCGTGCCAAGGTTTCACCTCCGTATGAGAAAACGGCGCACACTGGTTCCACTCTGGAGGAACCCTACGGGCGGAGGATGACCCGAGTGTGCACCGTTTTGGCTATGAAAAATGCCGGGGCGGGAAAGGAGTAGAAAACCGGCCCCGGCAGGGGAATGGTTATTTCAGACGGACGGCCTTTTCACCGGTGAAGTCCTCCCAGCGCTGGACGATCACGTCCACATAGCGCGGGTCGTACTCCATGGTGTAGCACTTCCGGCTCAGCTGCTCACAAGCGATCAGCGTAGAACCGCTGCCGCCGAACAGATCGAGCACGGTCTGCCCGGGCAGGGAGCTGTTTTTGATCAACCTGCCGCAAAGCACCACCGGCTTCATGGTGGGGTGCTCTGCGTTGCGGGGCGGCTTGTCGCAGCGGATGACGCTGCTGGGCTTCTGGGTCAGCAGCTCCTGCGCCTTGATGGCCCATTCCAGCAGCTGGTCTTTCTTCATGTGCCGCAGGTCGTCCGGCTTTGCGTCGTCGATGACAGTGGTCTGGCTGCGGTCGTTGACAAAGTAGTGGTTTGCGCCGGGCTTCCAGCCATACAGGCAGGGCTCGTGCTGCCACTGGTAGTCGCTGTGGCCGAGAACGAGGCTGTTCTTGACCCAGACCAGACACCCGTGCAGGCCCCAGCCTGCCTCCCGGAACATGGCCCGGAAGGCCTCACCCTCCGTGTCTGCGTGGAAGATGTACGCGCTGGCACCGGTGCGGCAGGCCTCAAAGGCCCGACTGTATGCCTGAAGCAGGAACTGCCGGAACTGGCTTTCTGCCATGTTGTCGTTCTCGATCTTCTTGCCGTTCGCACCCTCGTAGTTCACGTTGTAGGGCGGGTCGGTGAGCAACAGGTCGGCCAGCTGACCGTACATGAGCTGCTCCACGTCCTGCGGGCTGGTGCTGTCGCCGCACATGACCCGGTGGGCACCCAGCAGCCAGATGTCGCCACGCTGGGTGACCGGCTGCTCCGGGGGCTCTGCGGTAAAGTCATCCTCTTTGACTTCCTCATCGATCTTGATCTGGAGGTTCAGGCCAAAGTCGGCCATGTCGTAGTCGATGCCGGTCAGCTCCTGCACCAGAAGCTGCAAGTCCCACTCGGCGACCTCGCCGGTGGAGTTGTCTGCGATGCGCAGAGCCTTGACCTTTTCCGGGTCGAGCTCTGCTGCAACAATGACCGGCACTTCCTGCAACTTGAGCCTCCGGGCGGCTTTATACCGGGTGTGCCCTGCGATGATCACGCCGTCCCTGTCCACGATGATGGGGGACTGAAAGCCAAACTCTTTGATGCTGTTGGCGACGGCTTTTGCAGCCTCGTCATTGCGCCGGGGGTTATTGTCATAGGGGCGGATTTCGTCCAGCCGTTTGTACTCGATTTGGTGTTTCACGCTCTCCATGCAATCCCTCCGGGCAGATAAAAATAGGCTCTCTGGCCATTGTACCAGAGAGCCTAGGGTAAAAACGTTATGACTTACTTTTTGGCTTTCGCCTTGGTGGTCTTGGGCTTAGCTTTGGGTGCTTTGAGAGCCTTTTCCAGAGCCGGATAGGGGTCCTTCCAGTTGTCCGGAAGATCACGCTTTTCAATGCGGCCAGTGTGCGCATCCCATTCCATGGGGGCGCACTCGTTAGCGTTTCTGGAGGTCATGCCCTGTTTCTTAAGCTGTTCAATACGGGCCTGAATCAGCGTTTCTGCATTCAGCGTAGCCTTTTCAATCTTCTTCATGCTTGAACTCCTTTACCAGTCGATTCCCCCGTGCACAACCTGCTGTCTGCTCTTAACTGTCTTGCAGATGGTTAAGGCTTTACGGCTATATGCAACCTTGTATTGCCCGGCATCGTATACATTGTACCCGGAACTTGTCAGCCAGATGGTTTTTAATTCACTGGCTCCCCACTGCGTACCGGTGTGGTTGCCCATGAGGTACTTGTATGTTTTCGGGTGCTTGTTCTGGAAGTCGGTCTGCGCCTGAAACAGTTCAGAAAAGGTTGCGACCTTTGCATTTCTGTTCAGGAACAGCTTGACCTGAGAACCATTTGCTCCTGCATAGTACCTCGCATTGCTGACAGCACTGGTATCGAGATAAGTACCGCTTCCATGAGTGCCAAACGAGGCATACGCCGTACTGCCTGTTTGCAATTGCTTCAGAGTTTTTACGGCGGAAGCCGAGGTTCCGTCGGTGGACTTATCGCTGTGGTACAGTTTGTTCGCGCCTGCTTTGCGGCGGGCCTTGCCGAAAGCCACATCATCCAGAACCTCGGGCATCTCGTTTGCCAGTCCGGTGGCATTCAACCATCGTTGACAGAAGGTGTCATTCTGGGTGCCATCCGTTGCGATGGGCTGCGCAGCAATTGACTTGACCGTATCCAGCGCGTCCCGATCACTCATCTGCATCAGGGCCGCCGGGTTGCCCTTGATCTGTGCCAGCAGCTGCTGCTGGCGGGTCTGGGGCGCAGCCTGCGCCGGTGCCGCTGCTTTCGCTGCACCGCCTGCGCTGCCGCCTCCACCCATGCCGTGGCTGCCGCCCATGCTTCCGCCTCTGCCTCCCATGTAAATCCTCCCTTGGCCGTGAATTTCTCGGTCAAGAGTAACATGAAAAGCGGGGGCAAAACGTTACGACTTACTTTTTCTTGGGTTTCGCCTTGGTGGCTTTCTTCTTGGCTGCGGGCTTCTCCATGCCCAGATTGGGGAAGGGGCGGCTCGTTTTCGGGGTGTCGAGAGGCCGGAACTTCTGCTCTGCGGCTTCGATCTCTTTCAATTTCTGTGCGGAAATTTTCGCCATAGTGAGATACCTCCAGTTTGATTTTACCACACTTCGATTTCCAGTTCAATCACGCGCTTGCCGGAGCCGAGGGTGTGCGAGGGCCCGGTGTGGGTAGACCGGACACCGGTGATTTTGTGGTGTGTGCCAACGGCCAGAACGGCCTCCGACTGGCTGGGCTGGATGAACGCCGCCCGGGTGCTCTTGGCGGTGTGATACCGGATCAGCACCTCACGGTTACCGGAAACGGAGCCGCCCTGGCCATGTTTGCCAGTGCTTCGCCTGCCGCCGGGCTGCGGCCAGAAGGGGTTGTCCCGGCTGTCGTAGGCTGTGGACTCCAGACAGTCGTTCGTCCAGGTCTTGCCCACCAGCGCCTTGCGCAGCTGGCTGTCGCTCATGCTCTGGTAGTTGTTGACCTTCAGGCGCTTCAGGAAATCGTCGTGGTCTGCACGGTACAGGGTGGTCTCCTGCCCGATGGGCTTTGCCAGCTTGTCCACTGCGTCCATCATGGCCTGCTGCCGCTTGGTCAGGGGCAGTCCGTTGGCCGCAGCCCAGTTGGCGTTCTGGCTCAACGCCTTGCCGTTGCTCTGCATGACCGGGTTGATGTAGTCGGTCACGCCTGCGGCCAGTGCCGGGTTACGCATCATCTGCCGCTGTGCAGCGCTCTCCATCGCGGAGACCTGCTGCGGGGTCAGGTGGCCGAAGCCGTTTGCACCGGTGGGCGGGCCTGCCTGCTGGGGCGCTGCTTGAACTGCCGGTGCTGCTTGAACTGCCGGTGCTGCCTGAACTGCCGGTGCTGCCTGAATCGCGGGCATTGCCTGTGCGGCTACTGCGGGCATTGCCTGTGCGGCTACTGCGGGCGCTCCTGCGCCGCCTCCCATGCCCTGGGAACCTTTCATGCTGCTGCCTCTGCCGCCCATTACTGCGCCTCCTCTCTGGCCCTGACGCGGGCCGCCATGCTGTGCGGGAATGCCTGCCAGGCTACGTTGCGCTCCCGGAGCATCGCTGCCATCTCCTGCGGCACTTTGCCGT